GCTGGTGTGCATCACGAGCGTGCTCATGCGGCCGTCCCGTCGGCCTTCACCCACGCGATGGGGGAGACCGTCTTCGCCCAGATGGGCAGGCCCAGCGTCGTGTCGAAGTAGGTGGTGCCCACGAACACGCCCGTGGTCGGCCGGTTGGCGGTGGTCCCTTTGGCCGGCACGTTGAGCGCCTGCGCCACGGATGACACGTAGCGCTGCCCAGTGGTGGTCAGCAGCCCGCCGGAGTCCACGAAGGGGCTGATTGCCAGCGGCGGCTGGATCACTTGACCGCGTCCATGAAGGCGCCAACGAAGACCGACTTGACGGGGTCCGACAGGCTGATCTCGAACAGCCAGTCGCGCGCCCGTCCCAGACGCCGCCAGACGGCACGCCGCTGGTAGATGCCCTGCGCCCCGATGCCGGCGAATACTTCGTTGCTCCAGGTGTGCCCGCCGTCCTTGCTGGTACGCAGGATCACGCGCGGGTCGGACCCCTGGCCGCTCACGATGCCCACGCCCATCTCCATGTCGACCCACAGTTCGGCCACAGAAAACGGCGCCTGGTCGAACTGGTGCTTGCCGACGATCTTGCGCACGATCGCCGCGCCCGCGTCGGTGTAGATGGCCGGCTCGAGCGTGTACAGCGCGCCGGTCGCGTAGTCGGTCAACCGGGTCTTGTTGAGCCAGTTCACGCCGATGGCGGCCACGTGCCGCCCGCCGGTGGTGCCGCTGGTGAGCTCCGACCAGGCATTCGACAGCCCGTCGTAGAGCCAGGACTTGCCCGCCACCGGGAAACTGATCTCGTACATCGGGTGCCCGCCCAGCATGTAGGCGATCGCGGTGGCATCCTCGACCGCCGAGTAGGCGTTGATGAGCGTGTCCACCTCCGGGGTGCTGATGACCTGCGGCATGTAGCCCTGCATCTGCACCACCTGCACCTGTCCCTGCTTGTTGCGCGCGAGGAAGGCGCACGTGCTGCCGTACTTCACGACGGAGCGCCGGGCGGCCAGCCCCCACTCGATCACCGCGCCGCCGACCGGGGCATAGGGCAGGTTCGGGTCTCCGCTGGTGGCCCACCATTCAAGGGTCAGTTCGCCCAGCAGCAGCAACTGCCCGTTAACCACGAACACCGCCACCAGCGCGTCGGGCGAGGCCTCGGCGGTCGCGAAGTTCAGCGCCGGCCAGGTGGTGGCGTACAGGTCGGACCAGCGGAAGCGCCCGGGCGAGGCCGGGTCGTTGGCGATCATCCGGCCGGCCAGGAACGCGCACGTGGTCGCCCCCGCCGGAAAGTCCGGGTCCACGATGGTGCTGAAGGTGCCGCTGGAGGTGTCCCAGTAGTACCCGCCCACGCCATCCACCATCAGGATGCGGGTGCCATCGTCCACCATCGCGACCTGCCCGGAGGAGGTGGAGAGCGCGCCGAGGGCGCTCGCGATCGCGGCGTTGTTCAGCGCGTACAGCGTCGAGCGGTGGACGACGTAGACGATATCGCTGATGGTGACCGTGTACAGGCCCCGGATCGGCGTGTCCCCGAAGTGGGTGAAGAGCGACAGCCCCGGCGTGGGGTAGTACGCCACCCGGGTCTTGTCCTCCTCGGGCTGGATCTCGGCGTAGAGGTTGACCCGTCGCTGGCCGGTGACGTTCGGGCTTTTCCCTTGCTGGCCGAGCCCGAAGAGGGGCGTGAGCATCAGCGGTATCCGTCGCTGGTGATGTCGTAGATCCCGCCGCGCGCGCGCAGGGCCGGGTCAATGCTCAGCACCACGGACTTCGCGTTCACGCGCTTCAACGCGTTGAGCGACACCTGTGCGATCCGACGCGTGTCGGCGTCCGGCGTCTTCGCGTAGTCCGGCGCCAGCTCGAGGGCCAGGTTGTAGATGATCGCGCGCTGGTAGCCCGGCGGGAGGGCGAACACCTCCGTGGTCGAGGCGAAGGATTCGATCTCGGCCAGCGCGTTGAGGATCAGCGTGTAGGCGCTGGACAGCGGCGTCGGGTACAGGTTGACCACGGCCAGCGGGTACTGCGGGTCGTACCAGAGCCTGCGAGGGATGCCGGTGGTGCCCTTGAACGGGATGGAATCCCATTCCGCCTGCCCGATGATGGTCAGCGGGTAATCCACGCCGCTGCCGCGGATGAACGCGTCGGTGATCTTCGTGGGCCGGCTCGCGCTGATGTCCCCGCCGGTGCCGATGGTGTAGGCGGGCGTGCCGCCCACCAGTACCTTCGTGCTCTGCGTGGTGGCGTAGGTGATGAGCCCGTCCAGCCGCCAGGAGTCGAGCATGATGTTGAGCGTGTCCAGGCCCGTCTGCATGTCCGCGTCGGCCAGCACGTCCTGGATGCCGGTCACGAGCAGCTTGCCGAACGCCTTGGTGATCAGGTCGCCCGCGGTGGTGGTGGACATCAGTCGCCTCTCTTCTTCAGCCGGAGAATGGGCCGGGCCTCGGGATCCCGGGCGGGGCTCGGATCAGCGGGCGCGGGAGGCGTCGCGGGCCGGTCCTCGTAGACCCACCCGGGGCCGAGACTGACCGCCTGGGCCGCCGACTGCACGCGCACGCGCAGCCGCCGGGTGGCGTTGATCATGTTGCGTGGATACATCAGAACGCAGTGAGCGTCGCGTCGGGTCGCAAGACCATGATGAGGTAGACCTGCGAGGCCGTGGGCGTGATGGAGCCTGCCGTGTTGTTGGAAAACGTGATCGCCAGCGTGTTGGCGGCGCTCACGCGCGCCCCCACGATGCCCAGGCCCGCCTGCGCGGTGGGCTTGCTGATGGACACGAAGTCCCCGACCGCGAGGCCCGGGACCGTGAACGTCTGTTCGGCGGTGGTGTTGATTGCGACCGCCACGGGCGACAGCGTCGCGCTGATGATCTTCAGCTTGTCGGTGTTGCCCTCGGCCAGAATGTTGCCGGTTGCCATGGTGCTCTACTCCTCGATGAGTGCTACGTCATCCTCGCGGATGAACAGGTAGCGATGTCCGTCGTGTTCGACCGGGCGCCCACAGGAGTCGGAGAACTGCACGACCTCGCCGACATCCACCTCCACCCCCGGCGCCTTCGCCACGACCCGCCCGCGCGTGATCGCGGTGGCGACCTCGTTGGGCCGGTCGTATCGGAAGGTGGTCGAGTCGGGAGGCACCCACAGCCCGCCGGCAGATGCGCTCGGCGGGAGGATGGGGTCGATGAGGATTCGATCGTGCAGTGGTCTGATCAAGTGAACGCCCTTTCGGTTGGTTAGCCCGTGATCCGGCAGGCCAGCTCGCCGCGCTGGGTGAGGTAGCCGTACAGGATGTCGAAGCGCGCCGGGATGTCATCGCTCCCGATGCGGTACTGGCGGACGTAGCGCAGGGACATGCCGTCCTGCACCTCGCGCGCCGCCTCGTGGACCCCGGCAGGCATCACCAGGTCGGCCGTCACGATGGTGAAGGCGTCGCGGTGGTACGCGATGTTCTGCGCGTAAACAGTGGACGCGGTGGCGTTCATGAGCACCAGCACCGTGTTGTCCGGGATATCCGCGGAGATGTTCTGCCGGGCGCCCGACTTGTACATCGCCGGTGCGACCGACAGGTTGCCCGCGCCGCCGGCATAGTCGGCCGTGACGGTGAACTGCTGCAACTGCCCCGTCGAGACCTTCGTCTCGGGGTTCACCGCGTTCACACCCGCGATGGTGAACACCTCGCCGCGCTTGATGGTGCCCGCGCCCGTGTCCACCGGCAGCACCACGTCGCCGTTCGTGATACCGGCCGGGGTGTTGGTCTGGTGGGCGGCGTTGCGCGTGCCGGTGGTGAGCGTGGGCAGCGACTGGGTCATGTACAGCTCCCGGTAGCCCAGCACGTTCTCGCCCATCATCCCCTCGCGGAAGCGATCCGAGGTGCCGCCGGCGGGGTTGAACAGCCCCTTCAGGCCGTCCACGAGGGCCGCATTGGCCGAGGGCTCGAGGCCCACGTAGCGCGGCGTCAGAGGCGCGGCGAGGTAGTTCATCTTCGTGTGCGCGTCCAGCAGCACCTTGGCGGTCGCAGGCGTGGTGCCGCCGGTGCCGACCATGTTGAACACGTCGAAGATGCCGCCGGCGACGTCGTTGTCCACCGCAGCCGCGAGGACCGACATGGCCGGCTCGCCGATGCGCTGCATGAAGTCCTGCACCGACAGCGTGAGCTCCGCCGAACTGAAGACCGTGTCCACGTGCTTCTGGGTCGCGACCGTCAGCGTGGCGCTGATTTCCGTAGTGTCCTGCGTGGTCAGCGTGGTGCCGGTGTTGACCGTGTACTGGTTCGGCAGGCGCACCTTAAGCGTCGTGCCGATCTTCGCGCCTTCCTTGGCGAACTGGTCGTCGTACTGCCTGTTGATCGTGCGCGAGAAGCGCAGGTTGTTGTGCAGGAGCACGAGCGCGCCGCGGGTGACCTGGGTGGGGGTAAGAATGGTGTTTGCCATTGCTGCATTCCTTCAGAGGATGGAGCGCCTCGCGGCGTGCCATGGGGTGGATTAGCGCCCCTTGTAGAACTCCTTGTTGAAGTTCTTGGCCCACTCGGCCATGGGGAGCTTGTCCGAGAGCGGATCACCGCCGGTCGAACGTGCTCCCACGGGTCTGATAGGGTCCGGGGCACTGCTGGTCTTGACGGGCCGGGAGAGCGTCGTTTCGATCTTCCCGATTTCCCGCGCCTGGCTGACGGGCGAGAGGGCGGCGATGCGTGCGGCTTCCGCGGGGTGCTTCGCGAGGTAGTACGCGATGTCGGGGCCCTTGTCGGACTCCATGATGGCCGCCGACATCGCACCGGTAACCGGCGCGTCGCTTTCGGCGATTACATCCCAATCGTCGTACTTCGAGGACGCCTCATTGAGCTTCGCGGTCCATTCCTGCTGCTGGCGCACCTGCTGCGCCTGCTGCGTCTCCTGGGTCCGCTTCTGCTCGAATTCGCGCATCTTGGCTTCGAACTTGCGATCAACGTGGTAATCGTTGAGCGCCTTGTGCCAATCCTCGTAACTCTCGAAGTTCTCCCGCTTCGGCTCGGAGTCACTGGCCTGCCGCGTCTCCTGGGGCTTTCGCTGATTGGTCAGCGATTCCACCAGCGACAGCAGGCGCTCTTTCTCGCGCCGTTCCTGCTCTCGTTCCCTCGTGAGGCTATCGATCCTCTTCTGGAATCCGCCCTTGACCTTGCGTGATTCCGCGGCTGCATCCTTCGCCGGGTCTTCCTGCTGTTCCGAGTTGGTCGTGTCCTCGGCCTGCTGCTCTTCGACCTGCTGCACCTCTTCGGGCAATTCCTCGCCCTCGGCCGGTGAGGCCGATACGGTTTCTTCGGTCATCTAGGTGTCCTAGAAGGATTGGTCTGTCTCTCGACAGTCCATGCCCCGCGAGCCGCGCGGGTGCGGTTAGTACTGCTTGGTGGGGTCTCCCATCAAGCGCCAGGAGTTGGCAGCGGTCCCATGCCCAACGACAGGCCCGGCAGCACCCAGTGTTCCAAGCGCGGCGTTCGTGTTGAATATCAGCGTGCCGCTCTGGCGGGCAATGCTCGACAGATCAACGCCGATATCCAGACAGTTGCCGAGGAAGTTCCAGGTGCAGGTGGTGCCGAAGGAATGCATCATGTTCCCGCTGGCGGGAGTGAAGTTATCCGAGATCACACCTTGCATCATGACGTTGACCGTGTGAGAGGTCGCGCCGCCGAAATTGAATATCTTGTTACTGCTGCGGATGTTCGTGATCTGGTAGTTGAACGTCTTGCCAGTTCCACCGGAGACTTGGAACGCGTGCGCGTTCGCGTCCTGCGTGTGATACGCATTGGACACAAACGCGGTCATGCTGCGCGCGCCGTTCGAGGAAATGATCCCCGCGCCGTTGTTGCCGCTGTTGCCTGCGAGGTAGGCGTTCGATACTAGAATCGTCCCAGTGCCAGACTGCGACGAAGTGTCTAATAGAAGAGAGCTGTTGAACGCGACGACATCAACGTTACTCATGTGGACAGAGGTCCACGCCGCATTCGACCCA